CTGAAATTGCAGATATTGAATACATTCAAAAGAAATTATTAACTGCGTTACGTGTACATAAAGCTTTCTTAGGATTTGAGGAAGTTGTGGGTGATGGTAAAAACTTGGCGTTACAAGATATTCGTTTTGCAAGAACTATCAACAGAATTCAAAAGAGTATGTTGCAAGAACTTAACAAAATTTGTATTATTCACTTGTTTATGTTAGGGTTTGAGGACGAATTATCCAATTTTAGGTTATCGTTAACAAACCCATCTAAACAGGCCGACTTGTTAATGGTAGATATTTGGAAAGAAAAAATACTTCTTTACAAAGATATGGTTGCAGACCCTGGTTCAGGAATTGCCGCAGTATCACAGTCTTGGGCTAAAAAACATATACTTGGATTTTCTGACGAAGAAATCAAACTTGACATCCAACAACAACGTATTGAAAAGGCGGTTGGTGAAGAGCTTAAGAAAACTGCTGAAGTTATTGTTAAAACAGGTTTATTTGATAATATTGATAAACTATACGGTAAAAAAGAAGGAGAGTCTGGAGGTTCCCCATCAGCACCATCAGAAGGTGGAGCCCCTTCGGATATGGGAGGTGAATCCCCAATTGGAGGAGAAATACCCCCACCCCCACCTCCACCAGGAGGAGAAGCTCCTCCATCGGTACCTGAAAATTTAAATCCTAAGAATAAAGATTTAATTCTTGAAAAAATTCTTAGAGATGATGATGAGTTTGTGGACTTTGAAAAAAACAAAGATTCTATGAAAGAAATAAATGACACTTTGGAAAGATTACTAAAGTAATAATATTTATAGTTATGAAATTTGGACTTTATAAAACGGCAATAGAAAAAAAATTAGTTAACTCATTTGTTAGTGAGAATTTAACTAAAGACATGAAACAATTCAAAGATTTAGTTTTGAATTCTGAAGAAACTAAAACTTTATTTTTCATTTATGATAAATTAAATGAAAATTTAGGTTTAGATAAAGATAGTGCTAATATTCTTGTTGATGAAGTTATCAAAGAAACTAAAGACATTATTATCCCAAATAACCATTTAGAAAAATTAAATAAATGGTTAAAGAATGAATTATCTGAGTCAGAATATTCTCACATAGATAAAATTTTAAACACAAATATTAATAAAATTGAAGATAGGATTGAAAGTAGAAAAATTGTTGTTGAAAATCTAATGAAAGAAAAACAAACAAAAAAAACTACTCCTAAATTACCTATATCATCTTTAAAGAAAATTGCAAACTCAGTAGCCTCAAAATATCTATCTAACTTAGACGAATCAACTCAAAAAGAAGTCATTTCATTACTTAAAGAAAATGAAGACGTTTTAAAAATTAAATTTAACGAGGAAAAAGAACAAGTTATATCTAAATTAAATTCCCTTATTGAGTCAGAAACAGAAGAAGAGACTAAGAAAAAAATAAATGAGACTAAAGAAAAAGTCACATCTACAATTTTTTCAGTTAACGAATTAATTAAAATTAAAGAACTAAATTCACATTTGGTTCTCTAATTTTGATTGTAGGTAAATAGCCTTTCTTTTTTCCTCTCTTTTAATTGTACTTTTCTTAGCGAAATACTTTCTTTTAGTTAACTCTTTAACTTGTTTAACTTTGATAACTTTACTTTTAAGTTCTTTCAAAGCCTTTTCAATGTTTTGATTTTTTACTTTTACAATGAGCATTTTTTCTTTTTGACAAAAATATTAAAGTTTATTATATTTTCCAAAAATAAACGTATGAATTATGAACACAAATGAAGAAGGGAAAATCGGTATCTGTCAAAGGGTACAAAAAATTCAAGGCAAATTATGGAACAGTAGATTCTAAAAATTTAAAATCTTTTTATATAAATATACAATCATGGTTAACTCCAAAGAAAGATGAGGAAAATTGGGAAAGAATTGTTATGAATTTTAACAGGTCAATTAGACACACAATTTATGAAATATTAAATTTTGATTTTATTGATACTAATTTTATAGTAGATACAGATTTGAGAAGTAGTGGACTTTCGTCGAATAAAAGTTCTTTTATGAATTTAGAAATAACTTTCTATATTAAAAATATAAATGATTTCAAATCTCCAATAATTAAAGATTTTGTTAAAACAATTATTGATTTAATTGATTCGGAAAATTTTAAAAACAACAAAAATTTTGTTTTTAACTTAACTAAAACAAACAAAACAAAAGTGAATAATATTTATTTATAAAATTCACAATGCAAGATTTGAAAATTTTAGGTCCAAAAGATTCAGGTAAAGGAATACTGATAGAAATGGACGCGGGATATATCTCACCAACAGAGTCGCGTAACTTGGCGGTAATACAAGAAAGTAAATCAGCTTTAGATTATTCAAAACCTTTTGAATTCTATGCTGTTTTACAAAAATATAATACACCAAACAGAAATGGTAGAATTTATCCTGAAAAAATATTAAAAAGAGAAGTTGAAAATTATAAAAAAAATTATATATCAAAAGGAACTGCTCTTTCGGAATTAAACCATCCTGAATCATCATTAATTGATTTAGATAGAGTTTCTCATATTATCACTGAAATGTGGTGGGATGGACATATCCTACTTGGTAAATTAAAACTTTTGACATCCCCTGGATTTCACGAAAGAGGGATTGTATCAACAAAGGGTGACCAAGCGGCCAATCTTTTAAGACAAGGAGTTACATTAGGAATATCATCAAGAGGTGTCGGTTCATTAGTTAAAAAAGGTGAACAGAATGAAGTACAAGAAGATTTTGAATTAATTTGTTTTGATTTAGTTTCATCACCATCTACTCCAGGAGCATATCTTTTCCAAGACATGGCTGATAAACACAAGTACGAAGAAAATTTACAAGAAGAACAATTACAAAAAGCTGAAAGGTCAACAACAAAATCACTTGATTTAATGAAAAAACTTAACGATTATTTATCAAAATAATTTATTATGGAAATGGACGAAAAATATTTTGTTGCAAAAATTCAGTACGATTTACCCGATGAAAATTCAGGTAAAATAAAAAAAGTAAGAGAAGAAAAATTAGTTAAAGGTTACAACGTCACAGATGTTGAAGCTAAAGTTACTAAAGCTTATGAATCATTCTCTTATGATTGGAGAATTACGTCAGTCGCTGAAAGTAAGATTGATGAAATTTTCGAATAAGTATTAATTTTTAAAGTTTACAAAAAGGAGGGGAAACCCTCCTTTTTTATTTTATTTACATAATGTTGTGAATTTTTCTAAAGTGCCGAATATTTATCAAAAAATGCAAAAAATGGCAGAAAATAAAAACTTAGTTGAAGAAGCGGTAATCCAATTAAAAAATTTGGAAGAAGCTATCAATGAAAACGCAAAAGAAATACTTGAGTCAACAATGAAGCAAGAAATTAGCGAGCTAGTAAAGGAGTCTTTAAAAGAGGCTGACGAAGAGGAAACTGAAGATTTTGAAGAAGAGGATTTCGAAGAATCCGAAGAATCAGAAGAAGAAGAATCTGATGAATTTGAAATGGAAGATGAAGAAGATTCTGAAGAAGAATTTGATGAGTTTGAAATGGAAGATGAAGAAGATTTTGAAGATGAAATGGGACAAGATGATGAAGTTATTGACTTCACACAAATGCCTGATTCTGAAGAAACTCAAGATTTATTATTAACAGTTTTCAAAAAAATGAAACCAGAAGATGAGGTTGAAATCCAAAAAGACGGGGAGTATGCGCATTTGAAAGACGGTGACGATGAGTACCTTATTTCAATGAACGAATCTCGTGAAGAAGACGATGATGACGATGAAGAATTCGAATCAGAGTTGGAAGAAACTATCTATGAAATTTCTATGGACGACGAAACAGGTGAAATGGAAGAACAATGGCAAGGTTTGGCGGCTGATATGGCAATTGCTGCAGCACCAGTTATTGCTGACAAAATGTTTGGAGACGGTGAAGAAGAAGAATTAGAAGAAACTATTTATGAACTTCACATGGATGATGAAGATGATGATGATGATGATGAACTTCCTTCTCCTCCAAAAGAAGAAAGACCTGGTGGAATGTTCTATGAAAGAGACATGGATTTTGAGTATGAGGAAGAAGAAGACGACGAATACGGAGAATTACCTATGGACGATTTAGAAGAAATGGATTATCAATCTGAAGAATATACAGAAGAAATGATGCATGAAACTACTAAACCAAAAGTTGGTAAGGGTGGTAAAATCGGAAAACCAAAATTCTCTTACAAGAAAACTGCTGGTGGATTTAAAGAAAAAATGAAAGCCGCTAATCCTACAAAAGGTACAGGTAAACCAAAGTTTGAATACAAAGAATCAACTGGAAAGATGAAGAAAGGTGAATTTAAAGAAGCTTCTCGTACATTAGGTTCAGGTTCAAAATTCAGAAAAGGTGGTCTACCAAAACCAAAAGCTCATTCAGCATTCAATATTAATATTGAAGAACATTATTCTTTGATGGAAGAAGTAGAAATGTTGAGAACTAAAAATGAAGAGTACAGAAAAGCTTTGAATATTTTCAGAGACAAACTTAACGAAGTTGCTGTATTCAATTCAAATTTAGCATACACTACAAGATTATTTACTGAACACACAACATCAAAACAAGAAAAAATAAATGTTTTGAGAAGATTTGATTCTGTGGAAACACTTAAAGAATCTAAAAATCTATACAAAACTATTAAGGACGAATTATCATCAACTACTAAAGGAAAAATAACTGAGTCAATAGAAAAAGTTATGGACAACGAACCAGTAATTACAGGGTCAGCTCAAAACTTAATTGAATCTAAGACTTACGAAAATCCTCAGTTTATGAGAATGAAAGACTTAATGACAAAAATAATAAAATAAACAATTAATAAAAAACCAAAAATAAAATGGGAGCATTATTAGAATCAGGTCTTGTTGGTAACATCGGTCTTAAGCACCTTAAAGTTATCAAAGAAGATACTATTAACAAATGGGACAAATTAGGGTTCCTTGAAGGTCTTCGTGGCCACCTAAAAGAAAACGTAGCACAATTATATGAGAACCAAGCGTCTCAATTAATTAACGAAGCTACATCAGACGGAGCATCAGGTTCTTTTGAAACTGTTGTATTCCCGATTATCAGACGTGTATTCTCTAAATTATTAGCGAATGAAATCGTTTCTGTACAAGCTATGAACTTACCTATCGGTAAATTATTCTACTTCGTACCTAAAATCCAAGGATATACAGGTGGTACAGCTAACCTATCAGGTGAGCACTACGCACCAGTAGGTTCACCTGGTAACTACCCTGGTGACCCAAATGCGGGATATACAGGGGCAAATGCTTACGCTAAAAACCTTTACGATTTATTCTATGAAGGTAACGAAGCAGGATTAAATCCTCCTGGATTATTTGATTATTCAAAAGGTCGTTGGACAGCTATTACAGCTTCTACTAACGTACAAACTTGGTCTAACGGAGCGTTGATTGACAGTGCTATCGTTGCCGGTGAAAACAGACGTGTTATTGTTAAAATTTCAGGTTTCACAAGTGCGGGTACAGGTAAATTAATCGCACCTGATGGTTCTGAAGTTGATTCTGAAACATTCTTGTCTGATTTAAGAATTTTCCCATTAACTGCGGGAACAGGTAGTTTATCAGCATCTACTAACTGTGCTATCACTAACACAACAACTCCATTGTTGTTCAGATTAGTAACACAACAGTATGGTAAGGGTATTGTTGCACCAACTTCTTCACAAGTAGGAACTCAATGGCCTTCAAACGGTGGTGGTACTTATGACAACATTTGTGACCAAAATGGTGTAATGTATATTGAAGTTGATTTACAATGTCCAGTTTGTGTAAACTGTGGACAAACAACTCCTGATGGATATTCTGGTACTACACTTTTTTCAGGTGCTACTAACGGTTCATTCTTAGCTATCTTCAAGAGATACGAAGAATTAGAATTCGAAGACAAAATTGGTGAAGTTTCTTTCGATTTAGAATCTGTAACAGTTTCTGTAACTGAAAGAAAGTTAAGAGCACAATGGTCTCCTGAATTGGCTCAAGACGTTGCGGCATTCCACAACATCGACGCTGAGGCTGAATTGACAGCATTATTATCTGAACAAGTTGCGGCTGAAATTGACCGTGAAATCTTACGTGATTTACGTAAAGGTGCGGCTTGGAACTTACGTTGGGATTACAATGGATGGAGAAGAATTGCTAACACAACTTCTTACACTCAAAAGGATTGGAACCAAACATTGATTACTGCAATTAACCAATTGTCAGCTCAAATTCACAAGTCAACACTTCGTGGTGGAGCTAACTGGATTGTAGTTTCTTCTGAGGTTTCAGCAATTTTTGATGACTTGGAATACTTCCACGTATCAAATGCGTCTCCTGAACAAGACCAATATAACATGGGTATTGAAAGAGTAGGTACTTTAGCTGGTCGTTACCAAGTTTATCGTGACCCATACTTCCCAGCAAACCAAGTGTTGATTGGACATAAAGGTACATCTTTATTGGATACTGGATACATCTACGCTCCATACGTACCACTTCAGTTGACTCCAACTATGTACAACCCATTCAACTTTACACCTATCAAAGGTATCATGACACGTTACGCTAAGAAGATGGTTAACAACCGTTTCTACGGACGTATCACAGTTGACGGTGTACGTACATTCGACTTACAAGAACTTAGATAATCTTATCTAATGTGAATATAAAAAGGTCAGAGAAATCTGACCTTTTTTATTATACAAATTTTATAAACGGGCATAAAAAAAGGGACAAAGTCCCTTAAATTTTATTAATTAATTATTTTAAGATAAACTGTTCATAATGTTTTCAATTTTAGAAGCACTTCCTGAAACCGCACTATTTCTTCTTGATTGGATAGCCACTTTTTTAAGTTCAGATACAGATGTGTTACCTTTTGCCACTTCCTCATTAATCGCATTTGCAAATTTCTGAAAGAATCCTGAACCATTCCAAGACGCGTATATAAAATGAAATAATAGTGAATTACTTTTCATAACAATATTTTTAGCCTCAGGAGATAAGTATTTATCTGCAAGTTTGTTAAAATGAGGTTCCATAATTTTAACTACCAAATCTATTAATCTTTGTTCTAAATTACCCCCTCTGTAATAACGTTTCCAAACTCTTCTATCTTTATTTTTATCTATTAAATCCCAAAATTCAATACCAGGATTACTGGTATTTAATGTTCCTCCGTGTTTTCTATCAATTCCAAACATAGTTTCACCTGAGTCACCCATTCCTGACGATTTGTGCCATTGTGGGTTAAAGTACCCACCTTCTAATTTATTAATAACTAATTCAGTCATTTTTTTAAAATCACCCGATATAGTTCCAAATGAATTATCTGAACCATTATTGGTAGATGTGTCAGAAGAATTATCTCCATCTTTTTTTGCAAATTTACCGCCAATTCTTTTCTTTACCCTATCAAGCATTGCTTGTATAAACGAGTCACCAACAATGTTACTATCATTTTGTTCAGTGATATTATAATTGACAATTTTTTTTAATTGTTCTTCTGTGACTTTAATTTTCATATCTTATCTCCAAATTTTTCATAGAAATATTTAAGAATTGCAAAATTCATATGTGCATATCCTTTGGTACAGAATACGTGTCCCGAATAAGAACCTTTATCTTTATTTGAACAATACCATTCTAATCTTTTTCTTGTTTGACCATAAAATCCTGTAGTTCCCCAATTCTTTGGGTCACAAACCAAATAAGTGTTTGGTCCAAAAGATATTCCTGTTTCATATGTTGATGGGTCAATCAGACCGACTAATTTTAAACTCCCATCTTGAGCGTAGTTCCATGTTTCTCGACCACCTTGTGAAAATCCAGCGATTGATGATACAATCCCACCAAATTTTTCTTTCACGTATTTTTTAACGTTATTTAAATTATTAAAATGGTGAGTAATCACAATTATTTTATTATTACTGTAAGGTTTTAAATATGGTACATATTTTTCCATTGCGGAACGATTTGCGGTACCTTTTGAATATCCTGATGTATGGGACCCTCCAAAAAATACGTGAACCTGATTCCCTTTATAACCATCAGATTTAATAATTACATATTCTTTATCACCTGTTATTTCTGAATTAGTTTCTGACTGAGTTGATTGAACTTTTTTAGGGTCTTGTAGTCTTTCTAAAGTTTTCTTATCTACCGATGATGATACAGTCAACGATTGGTCCTCTTGAAAAGTTTCTAAAGCTTTTTTAGTTTTAGGACCAAATAAACCATCAACTCCACATTTACCTAAGTCGTAGTTCAATCGGTTCAGGATGTTTTGAATTTCGGTAACAGGAGACCCCATATGACCAATTCTCATTACAACATCTCCTTTTTTAATTTGTTCCACTGTTGGGGACTCTGAATATGACTTTGTTGGTTGACACCCTGACTTTTTAAATTGTTTTACGGTTTCTTTCTCAAGTTTAGGGTCTACTTTATCACTCTTGTAGTAATCATCAATTTTAGAGTTAGGGATAACGTCTTGTTTACTGTTACTACCTGTTGATTCTCCACCAACAT